AGTGTCGATATTATGTCTTGCGGCTCATACAAATACTTTGAGAGCCTTGATTTTGAAATCCTAATGATTGCTTATGCTTTCGATGATGAGCCAGTTAGAATAATAGATCTTGCTCAAGGTGAAAAACTGCCTAGACGTTTCGTTGATGGTCTTTTAGATAAAGATACCGAGAAACATGCACACAACGCAAATTTTGAAAGAAATGCTTTTAAAGCATATGGTTGGGATGTCCCAGTAGATCAATGGCATTGTTCTGCCGTTAAATCTGCGTACTGTGGTCTTCCATTATCATTGGACTCTATTTCTAAAGCTTTAAAGCTAGGAGAGCTTGGAAAAAGCGCAGATGGAAAAGCACTTATAAAATATTTTTCATGCCCGGTAAAAGCTACAAAAATAAATGGGATGCGTGAAAGAAATTACCCACATCATGATCTAGACAAATGGGATCGATTTAAAAGGTATTGTATTCAAGATGTTGAGGCGGAAAGAGAAATATTGGCAAGATTAGAAGATTATTCTATTCCTGATTTTGAACGCAAAAATTATGTTTTAGATCAAAAAATAAATGACAGAGGGATCTTAGTAGATCTTGTTATGGCAAAGAATGCTTTTGACATTGATAATAGATTTAGTGCTGAGCTCTACGATACCGTAAAAGAATTAACAGACCTAGACAATCCAAATAGTGCCGCACAATTAAAAAAGTGGTTAGAAAATAAAACGGGCATGGAAATTCCATCTTTAGCAAAAGGAATATTGCCAGATATTATTGAAGAAGCAAATTGCCCAGAAGTTACAAAAGTTATAGAACTTAGACAAATGATGTCTAAGACCTCAACTAAAAAATATCTTGCTATGCTTAACTGCGCCTGTGATGATAATAGAGCGCATGGTCTATTTCAATTCTATGGTGCAAATAGAACAGGGCGTTGGGCTGGACGACTAATACAGTTGCAAAATTTGCCTCAAAATCATTTAGATGAATTAGAAAAAGCTAGAAATACAATTGTATCTGGAGATTATTCAATGGCAACACTCCTATACGATGACATTCCTTCAACATTATCTCAGTTAATTAGAACAGCTTTCATTGCAAAAAAGGATCACACTTTTGCTGTTGCAGATTTTAGCGCAATCGAAGCAAGAGTCATAGCATGGTTGTCAGACGAGAAATGGCGCTTAAAAGTATTTCAAACGCACGGCAAAATATACGAAGCATCAGCATCTAAGATGTTCAATGTACCTATAGAAGCAGTAACAAAAGGATCTGATCTAAGAGCAAAAGGAAAAGTTGCAGAATTAGCCTTAGGCTATCAAGGCGCTATTGGGGCCTTAAAAACTATGGGAGGCGAAAAAATGGGTTTATCTGATTCAGAGATGACTACTATTGTAAAACGCTGGCGAGATGCAAACCCATCAATTGTTCAACTTTGGTCTGATCTTGAAGGTTGTGCAATGCAGGCAATACAGTACAAAAAGAAAGTAACATCAATTCATAAAGGACTTATTTTTGAGTGTGATGATATGACTATGACTATAGAGCTTCCATCTGGTAGAAAATTATTTTATCAATCCCCGTCGTTTAGTGTAAATCAATGGGGTAAAAAAAGCATTAGATACAAAGGTATGGATCAAGTTACTAAGCAATGGACCTACGTGGACACCTACGGTGGAAAATTAACTGAGAACATCATTCAAGCCATTGCAAGAGATTTACTAGCAGATTCTATGCTTAGAATTGATTCTGCAGGGTATAATATAGTGATGCATGTACACGATGAGGTTGTTTGTGAGATAGATGCACAAGATAATATTGATCAATTATTAGAAAATATTTGTGGCATTATGGGCCAAGAAGTTACTTGGGCAAAAGGTCTACCTCTTAATGCAGACGGTTATGTAACGCCATTTTATAAAAAAGATTAAAAATTTATATAAAAAAATTTTTTATATTCAAATAAGCATAGTACATTAGCCCAAGCAATAACGCTAAAGATAATAAGAATGAATATTTTAGAGCAAGCAAACGAGATCGTAAATAAAAGATCAGAAGAAAAAAATAGACAATACGGGCCATTTAATGAGTCTATGGAAAGAATGAGAGACATTTTCAATGGAATGTCTGGTCTAGAAATAAAATTAGAAACAAAGCACATGTATATGGCAATGGTTGCTTTGAAATTATCAAGAGAAGCTTTTTCTCATAAAGAAGATAATTTGTTAGATGCTGTTGCATATTTAGGAGCTTTAAATAACCAACTTGAAAAATAGATAAAAATGGAAAATTCAAAAATCAAAATCGAAAAATTGTCAAAATTTAAAAAGCAAGGATCAGCTGTACTACTCAGAAGATTAGAATTAGCATTAGATACAGCAGAAGACCAAGATCTAATTAAAGAGGTCTTAGCTCTTAGAAAGGTATCTTTTGAAAAAGCAGAAGAAAAACCAGTAAAATACTCCGAAGAAATCTTAAGCCGAGCAAAAGAAAATATTGGAAAAGATTGTCATTTCATACCTAGATTAAAAGGCATCACTCTTTCTGGAAAAATTCAAAGTATCATAACTGATAAAAGAAATGGCAATAAATATTTTAGAATTGTCAGAGGAGAAAAGAAAATGAACTTACAAAGATTTCATGTTCTGATCACAAACAAAGAAATAATAATCGAAATATAATTAACCCTAAAAATTAGTACAATGTCAACAGAAAAAAAGGTATACAATACCACGGATTTAAGCCCAGATACAGCATTTGAGCGCCATGTGTTTCACAGAGATCAATTTGCACATTATCTTAGATGGACCCATATTTTAAAAGAAGCAAGAATTGGAGAAAGAGTAGTAGACTTTGGCTGCGGTTCTGGAAATCTTGGTCAAGTTCTTTACCGCAATAAATTCAAACAAGCCTATTATATCGGGATCGATATCAGAGAAAAAACTATTGCAGCAGCAAAAGAAAAATATGCTAAAGTGGAATGGATGGATTTTAAAGCGGCTGATTTATGCAAAAATGATTTTCCATATTTATCTTTGCAAGGTGACAAGGTTTGTTCATTTGAAGTGCTAGAGCACATTGGTAAACAAAATGCTGATGTTTTCATGCAGAATTTCAAAGACTGCGGAAATGAAAATGCTCTTTATTATATTTCAACTCCTAATTTTGATCCTCAAGTAGGAGCTGCAGGAAATCACACCTATGATTCAGGAGATGGTAGAGGTGTAGACGTCCAAGAATTTTCACACTTAGAATTGGAAACTCTTTTTGAAAAGCATTTTGATATAGTTCGCAAATTTGGAACTTTTGCGTCAATTAGAGATTACAAACCTTTAATGAATGATTGGCAAAAGCAAATGTTTGAAGCTCTTAGCTCTTACTATGATTCAAATCTTTTGTCTAACATGATGGCACCTCTTTTCCCAGCTCAGTCTAGAAATACTCTTTGGGTTTTGAAAAGAAAAGAAGACGATTTACTGTAATATCATACGATCTATCATGATAAAATTAGCAAAAATTAGAGATGTAAAAGTGCCTCAAAGAGGCACTTCTTTATCTGCAGGATTAGATTTTTTTATTCCAAATGATTATACTGGAAAATGTGTCTTGGTTCCGAGTGGCAGTGTTTTAATTCCTTCAGGAATAAAAGCAAAAGTCCCAAATGGTTATATGCTTACGGCTTTTAATAAATCAGGAATATCTGTCAATAAGAGCTTAGTAGTCGGGGCCTGCGTAATTGATGAAGACTATCAAGGTGAAATACACATCCATGTGATTAATGTTGGAAATAATATCGTTGAGATTGCCCCAGGTGATAAAATTGTTCAATTTATTTTAGTTCCTATTTCTCTTGCAGCAGTAGAAGTAGTAGACGAACAAGCTTTATTCTTAGAAGACTCAGAAAGAGGTTCCGGAGGTTTTGGATCAACTGGATTAAAATAAATCTTATGTCAATAGGATATTTTAAAACAGCCCAGAAAGCATTTGAACATTTATACTACATGATCAACGATTTAGAAGTAAGTTCAAATGGCACTAAGAAATTGAAAAATGTAGGTTTTTATATAGAAGACCCAAAAGATAATTGCATAGATACACCATACAGAAAATGGAACAAGACCTATGCAAAACGCGAATTAGATTGGTATCTTTCTAAAAATAGAAGCGTTGAAGAACTTAAAAAATTTGCCCCTATCTGGGATAAAATGCACAACGGAGATAATATTGTCAATAGTAATTACGGATTTTTATGGAACCAAAATGGCCAACTAAAAAAAGTAATTCAGCAATTGAAAGATTCTTCTAACACTCGCCAAGCTTGGATCAGTATCTTTGATGGTAAAAAGAAAAAGGACTATCAGTATGACACTCCGTGCACTCTAAATCTAGGTTTTACCATCGACAATGGTAAACTATGTATGACTGTTTTAATGAGATCTAATGATCTTTGGTATGGTTTCTGCAATGATCAATTTTGTTTCTCATATCTGCAAGGGTATATTGCTAAAGAGTTAAAACTTGAAGTAGGTTGGTATTATCATTTTGCAGCAGATTTGCATTTATACGAAGCCCATTTTAATAAAAATAAATAAGATGCTACACGACGGAAAAATAAATATTGCTATAGGAAAAACAGCAAAGACTAAAATTTGGCAAAATAAAACAATGCTTTTTTCCGAGTTTGCAAACAGGCTTAGACAGGAACACAAAACGAATGAAACTTATAAAGAGTTCATTCAAGCTACTAAAGAGGAGCAGAGTCAAATAAAGGATGTTGGTGGGTATGTCGGTGGATATTTAAGACAAGGTAAAAGGAGTCCTGAAGCTGTTGGGCATAGACAAATTGCAACACTTGATATTGACTTTGCTCATCTTGAGTTCTGGGATGATTTTACTATGCAATTTGATTGTGCAGCAATCTTGCACGGAACTCATAAACATTCTGAATTATCTCCTAGATATAGACTTATTATTCCATTATCTAGAGAAGCGACACCAGATGAATATGTAGCAGTCAGC